AATCAAAAGGAGGTTCTTATGGACTTAGAAGCAGAATCAGCCGCCATAAAGGTTGACACTGGCAAATCAAAAGATATTGCCAAATCTTGCAAAGAGTTATTGGATCTTCAGAATGAAATATTGACGCTAGAAGAACAAATAAAAAAGAAAAAAGAAGCAGAGACATTTCTATCTGAACAGACAATCCCTAACTTAATGCAACAAGCAGGTATTTCAATGATTAAACTGGAAGATGGTTCTTCCGTTGAAGTCAAACCGTTTTATGCTGCTAAAATTCCTTCATCCAGAGTAGACGAAGCTTTTGATTGGCTACGTGATAATGGATATGGGGATTTAATTAAGAACAATGTAACTTTAACATTTGGCCGTTCGGAAGATCAAATTGCAAAACAATTGGTTGACGAATTACAACAAAAAGGGCATAATGTTAAACAAGCCGAAAAGGTAGAACCAATGACCCTAAAAGCTTTTGTAAAAGAGCAAATAGAAAAGGGTAAGAACGTTCCATCCGATTTATTCGGTGTTTACATTGCAAACAAGACTAAAATAACAACGAAACAATAAGGAGCAAACATGAGCAAAGAAAGCACGGCACAAGCTACTCCAAAAGAAGTAGCTGTCAAAAAAGAAGCGTCTCTTCCAGCGCATTTCAATTTGGAAGAACTAGCAGGACAAGGTAGTGAATATGTTACCGCAAGGGACGTACGATTACCTATCTTAAAAATCCTTTATGCTAATTCACCAGTACTAGATGAAAGTGATGGTAAATACATTGAGGGTGCTAAACAAGGAGATATCTATAACGAAGTAACAGGAACTCTTTACAAAGGTAAAGATGGAATCATTGTTGCACCTTGTTTATACATCAACACTTTTAATGAGTGGAAAGATAAAGGAGATAGTTTGGGTAGACCAGTTAATATCCATACAGATCCATCTATCTTAACACAAACTAAAAGAGGCGATGATGGTAAAGACAGATTACCAAATGGTAATTATGTTGAAGACACAGGTAATCACTTTGTATATTTATTGGATACTAATTATGCTCCAATAGAAACAGCATTGATTACTATGAAGTCAACTCAAAAAAAGAAATCTAAAACTTGGAATTCTATGATTCAAAGTAGAAGACTAAAAGGTAAGAATGGTTTCTTTAATCCACCAGCATGGTCTACAGCATATAAGTTGAAGACTACCAAAGAATCTAATTCACAGAATTTTTGGTATGGTTGGGTAGTTGAGTTTGACAAATTCTTAAACGAACCTAACATGGTAAATACCTTAGAAGCTACTAAAGCATTTTACGAATCAGCGATGAAAAGTGATATCTTTGGTAAGATTGATTTTGGTAAAGAAGAAGTTAAACCACAGACAAATAACGAATCAGTTCCATTTTAGTTTATGCACAAGCAATTAGCTGAACTATTTGCTGGAGATGATTCTAAGTTCATTAAGGCCACCCTTACAGGGGTGGTCAATGAACGGGGAAAGAAAGAAGCAAATTATACCACGCTTCACGAACCTGTCACGGAAGAACTTTGGAAAGATCATTTAGAAGGTAAATTTAAAATAGGGATACGACCCGAAAAGGGAGAGGTAGCCAAATGGGGTTGTATTGATGTAGATCCAAAAAATTATAAAGATTATTCTACTAAAAAATATGTAGACTTAATTAAAACAACTAACTTACCATTAGTACCTGTTATATCTAAATCAGGAGGACTTCATTTATTTTTATTTTTAAAAGATTGGACAGATGTAAAAGAAATTAGAAAAGTTTTAGACAAATGGAATGACAAATATTTCATGTCCGATGAAGTATTTCCTATGAATAAAGCAGTAGGTATGCCGTACAGCAATGCTAATGCGGCTTCTGAATATGCTTTTGATGAATATGGTAGAGGTATGTTATGTGCGTCCTTTATTGAACTAGCAAAACAAAAACAAACTACTATAGAAGAATTAAAAAATTTTAAAGAGAATTCTTATGAACCAGAATCACAATGGTCACATTATCCTCCTTGTGTTCAAAAATTAATTAATGAAAAATGGCATGGAGATAATAGAAACAATTTATTATTCAATGTTTTAGTATTAGAAACTAAAAAGAATGAAAACATTAGTGTAGAAGATTTAATTAATGTAGCTAGAAAAAGAAACCAAGAAATATTCTCTAGACCGTTAGATGATAAAGAAGTGACTACTTTAGCTAAGTCTATTAAAAAAGGAGGTTACTTTTATAAGTGTCCTCCTAAGCATCAAGAATTACAAAGTATCTGTAATAAAGAATTGTGCAAGTTAAGAATGTTAGGAGTTCAACCAGAAACTCCTTCTATTATAGATAAGTTTACTAATATTACTTTCGTAAAAGATTTAAGAACTATGTACTATGAATTTGATTATGAGGGTCAACATATGGTGGTAACACCAGAAGATATGAAAGATGAGAAATGTTGGCGAGTAAAATTTTTAAAGTATGGAATCTATTGGCTTAGTTTACCTAGACCTAAAAAAGGACCACCTCCATTTGAATTATTATTAAGAGAGATTACCGTACGAGCAAAAGAAAATAAAAATATGCAGTTTGAAGAAACCTTAGAAGACGCACGTTATAAAGGTTTAAAAGATTTCTTTGAAGATACGATTGAAGTAGATGACTTTAATAAGTTAAAAGATGGTTACGTCATATTAGATTCTAAAACAAATCTTTGTTATTTTAAGAGATCTACTATGGATGATTGGTTTAAGAACAAGAAAAGTAAAGTGTTTCACTCTTCGTTAGACGCTATTAAATTACTAGAATGTAAGCGTGTAGAGTACATAGAGGGAGTAAAGAATGTTTGGTCAGTACAAATGCCAGATTTTGTAAACCAACAATCTATTAAAGTGAAGCCACAAGAAAACCAGTTATCGGAGATGGATGATGCGTACCACACAGGAAAATTCAGAAGTCCTCAAGCTTAAAAATATTTATCATAAGACGATAAAGATTTACGGCCCACCAGGCACAGGTAAAACAACTACCTTGGTAGAAAAAGTAGTACGTAAGTATTTAAAAAAAGGAATAGATCCTGAGAAGATTGCTTTTATTTCTTTTACCAACAAAGCAGTAAACACCGCTAGGAAAAGAACTTTAGATGCATTCCCTCATTTATCCGATAAACAATTTAGTAGATTTCAAACCTTACATAAGTATTGCCGCAGATACTTTAATGAAAATATATTTGATATTAAAGAATGTATGATTGATTTTGCATTGGAAGAAACCATTATCAAGCATACCGATAAACGATTAGATGATGAAGGGTTTGTATATAAAGATTGGTCACTATCCATTTATGATAAATCTAGAAATATGATGAGACCACCTGTAGATGTATTTAAAGAAGAATCTTATAAACAAGATAATATAGATTTGTTTTTAAAAAAGATTATGGCTTATGAAGCTTTTAAAAAAGCTGATACCAATAATCCTCTAATTGATTTTACGGATATGATTGAACGTGCTATTGATGAAATTACTTTTCCTCCTATTGAAGTATTAATCTTAGATGAAGCACAAGACTTTACCCCATTACAATGGTCAGTTATTTATAAAATAGTAGAGAATGTAAAAAGAGTTTATTTAGCAGGAGATGATGACCAAGCTATTTATAAATGGAATGGCGCAGACCCTAAATATTTTACCACTTATTTTCCAGGGAGAAAAGTAGTATTACGACAGACGTATCGTTTTGGATCTAATATTCATAACTTTTCTCAAATGATTAGAAAAGATATAACCGATAGTATTGAAAAAGAATTTAAAGCTAATCCTAATAAGACAGGAGAGATTAAACGTTATTTATCTTTTAAGGAAATTCCTTTTACCAAGTACCACGGCTCTTGGTTCTTCTTAGCTAGAGTTAATAGAGTAGTTAATCAATTACGTATGATGGCTAAACAAGAAGGTTTATATTTTGCAGATAATAAAGGAAGTAAATCATTTAATGAAAATGAATGGTTAGCTATTAGAGCATGGACAGCATTAACTAAAGGTAAAGCTATTAATAAAAAAGAAGCACAACTGGTATATAAATATATAAGAGAATTAAAAGACCCTAGTTATAGAGAAGATATATTTTGGAGGGGTCAATCTGAATATGCTAAATATGATCTTAGCTATTTACAAAAAGAATGTGGTTTAGATTTACCTGATGATATGAAAGAAAAGACATGGATGCATGTATTAAATAGAAACTTTATTCCTACTCGTAAACTATACTTTGTTAGTTTATTAAAACGTTATGGACAAAAAACTTTAGATGAGGAACCAAAGATTATTATAGACACTATTCATTCTGTAAAAGGGGACGAAGCTGATCATGTATTAATATGCAATAGGTGTGATTATGCATCAGATTACGGCAGAAAGAATAAACAGGAGCGTATTGATGAGAATAGAGTTATGTATACAGCTATTACTAGAGCAGTAAATAGTGTACATATTTTATATTCTAAAGAACGCTATTATTACCCAATTGGGAAACATTACTTAACCTACCAACAGGAGAAAATATACCATGACCGATCCAAACATATTTAAAGAAATATTCCCGTCCTTACGGCAAGAAGGAGGAAACCATTATCAAAAACATAAAATACAACCTTATGAATTTATAACAGCTAATAATTTATCTTTCTTTCAAGGCAATGTAATTAAATATGTAGTTCGTTATAAAGATAAAAACGGTATTGAAGATTTAAAAAAGATTATTCACTATTGTGAATTAGAAATAGAACAATTGAAAAAATAATGGATAGTTCAGCTAAAGGAAAAATAGCAGAATTATATGCCATAAATTATTTTATGGAAAAAGGATATTATGTAGCTGTTTCACAGGATCCCTCTTGTCCTTTTGATTTAGTGGTCACTGATAAAACAGGTAAATCTACATTAGTAGATGTTAAAAATTTAAAAACAAGAAAGACAGCTAGTGCAGGATCTAAAGCGGGAGATAGAATAGGTCGTAGTTCTTCTCAAAAACAAAAGATAATGGGAATAGAACTATTTGAAATAGATATTTTTTCTTGTCAAAACAATTATAAAGTGTATAACAAACGAATCAAATGACTGGATTACAATTATCAATGACTTTTAAAAAGACCATGTGGTCTACTCCATCCGAGTATAAAGATTTATCAGGTTATACTGAAATAGCAATAGATTTAGAAACTAGAGATGATGCTATATCTAATAAATTAGGTGCTGGTTGGGCTACAGGACAAGGAGAAGTTATTGGTTTTGCTGTAGCAGTAGAAGGTTGGCAAGCGTATTATCCATTTAATCATGCAGGTGGTGGAAACATGATACCTGAACAAGTAATTAAATATATGCATGATGTTTGTGCATTACCAGCTACTAAAATATTTCACAATGCTCAATACGATGTAGGTTGGCTCCGACATATGGGAATTAAAATTAATGGAGAAATTGTAGATACGATGATAGCGGCGGCTATTATAGATGAGAATAGATGGTCATATTCCTTAAACAATGTGGCACGAGATTATTTAGGAGAGATTAAAGCAGAAACAGATTTGATTGAAGCGGCTAAAGATCATGGAGTAGATCATAAAGCAGAGATGTGGAAATTACCAAGTGAACATGTGGGTTTCTATGCGGAACAAGATGCACGGCTCACGTACCTATTATGGCAACGATTTAAACATGAAATTAAAACACAAAGTTTAGAAACTGTATGGGAACTAGAATGTAAATTACTTCCTAACTTAATTAAAATGCGTGAACGAGGAATAAGAGTAGATGTAGAAAAAGCAGAATTATTAAAAAAAGATTTTATTAATCAAGAGAAAACAAAATTATCAGAAATAAAACAATTAATAGGATCGGATATAGATATTTGGGCGGCAAGACAGATAGGACTAGCCTTTGATAAATTAAAGATACCTTATCCACGAACTGAAAAAACAGGCGAGCCATCATTTACTCAAAATTGGTTGCATAATTCTGAACATAGAATATCTAAACTAATTGTGCAAGCCCGCGAAATTAACAAGTTTCATAATACATTTTTGCAAGGCATATTAAAATATGAACACAAAGGTAGAGTGCATGCAGAAATTAATCAATTACGTTCTGATAATGGTGGAACTGTTTCTGGAAGACTTAGTATGTCTAACCCTAATTTACAGCAATTACCTGCTAGAAATAAGGAATTTGGGCCAAAAATAAGAGGATTATTCTTACCAGAAGAGGGTTATAAGTGGGGTTCTTTTGATTATTCGCAACAAGAACCACGAATGGTAGTGCATTATGCTTCTTCTATTGGTGATGGTTATGAAGGTTCACAAGAATTAGTTGCCGCATATGAAAATGCTTCAGCAGATTTTCATCAAACAGTTGCAGATCTTTGTGGTATTGAACGAACACAAGCTAAAACTATTGGTTTAGGTTT